TAAACGAAAGAGTCATTACACTTTCATCGGACCCTAAATTAACAAGAGCAGCTGATCTTATAGCAGCTTATATTAATAAAAAAACTAAGCTAGGTTTTAAAGCTATTCAGTTTGATACTGTAGCTATTTTTGATGGTAAAGAAACCGTTGGAAATATGTTTGTTAGTGATAAAGGCAAATTTCCAGCTATTAGAGTAGTTGCTAATTCAAATGCCAACCAACCTGGTATAGTAGGTCATTTAGAATTTTATGAAGAAGTTGGAAGTCCAACATGTACATATGCTTTTTCATCTGAAAACTTTCCTATTGTTCAATTAGTTTCTGAGTTAGTAAAAGTTATTTCAGATAAAAAATATGCAACGGAAGCTGAAGCTGCTTTAAATGAAGGTATGGTTAATGAAGCATCCTCCAAGTTAACTAATGAAGAAGTCAAAATGGTTTCTAAAAAACTTAATTCTGGAGAAGCTGCAACTAAAATAGCAAAAGAATTAGGAGTACCTTATTATAAAATACTTAATATTAGAAAAGGAATTACTGTAGTAGAAAAGGATTCTCCTATAGTTGCAGTAAATGAAGAGACTCTTTCAGATAAAGTTAAGTATCTTGAAGAAATGATGCAAGACATTTATGATATTTCAAGAAAGGTAGCAGCTGGAGCATTTAATTCACTATTTATTTCAGGTAGAGCTGGTACAGGTAAGACTTATAACGTTGAGCGAGCAATGAAAGACGAAGGTCTTATTGAAGACGATGACTATATGTTGATTTCTGGAGCTGTTTCTACGATAATGATGTATAAGAAAATGTATCAATTTAGAAATAAGACTCTTGTTTTTGACGATTGTGACGCAGTGTTTAGAGATGAAAATGGTAGAAATATTCTTAAAGCTGCACTTGATACTAAGAAAATTAGAAGAATTTCTTATTTAAAGAGATCTAGTTTAGTTTTCGACCCTAAAGATTATGAATTAGATCCGCAGGGAGAGTATGAACAAATTGAAAACGGTTTAGTTCCTGCATATTTTGAATTTTCAGGTAGAGTTATCTTTATTTCTAACTTAGAAAAAGATAAAGCTGACCCCGATGGAGCTATTAGATCCAGATCTATTTTAATTGATGTTAATCCAGACGATGCAACGCTTATGGAAAGAATGAAAAAGCTTCTTCCACATTTGGAACCAAAAGAAATGCCGATTAACGAAAAAGAAGAAATTTATGATTTCATGAAAGAAGCTAACGATGTTTCTATGAGAACATTTGTTAAAGCAGCTGGATTCAAGGTGGCAGGTTTATCTAATTGGAAAAGAATGGCTAAGCGTTATCTATAATATACAATAATGTATGGCAAGTTATAATCTTAAATTTAACAAAGATGATTCAGTTGTCAGACATCTTATTATTGGATTACTATCTGACTTAAATGATAAATTAAGTTTCTTTAGACAAGTTTCCAATGACGAGAGGGTTGTTGTTGATGTGCCTTTCTTTTATTCTATTACAGGAGATGAAAACTTTTTAAGAGACAATTTTTTATTTTCAACTATTAATGGAGTTGGCTGTGATCCAGACATTGATAAAGCAGACGGCAACTATGATAAAGTACCAAGAGGCTTAGTCAATTTAACTTCTTTAAACATTGATGCTAGTAAATTAGTTAATAAAAGAAACTTTGGGCATTATGCCAAATTAGATGCTAATGGAGAAATGCAAGGATTTGCATCTGAATTTGAAATGATTCCTATTACAATAGGATTAGACATTGAAATATTATTATCAAGTCAATTAGATCTTTTTAAAGTAACTGAGGCTATAGTAAAAAAGATGTATAAATCAAATTACTATAATGTAGAAGTAGGACATTTAGAAGAAGGTCTATATAGACTAGCATCTTATTATGCAATGCCAGATGATTATTCAGTTGAAAGGCCAATAGAATATGGGTTTGATGATAAAGGAAATCATAAAGTTACTTTTACTTTAGAAGTTAATTCATTTTTACCTTCATTTGATTATTCTACAGAACGGCATATTGGTAATAGAATGTTTGGTATTGGAGGAAATACAGGAGGGCCCACTGGTAAAATTACTACGCTTGATGGTGTTTCAGACGAGCAATTACCGCCTGTTGGAGAAAAGTATAGGGTAAAAGCAACAAGACTCCCGTTCGATAAGAAGAATTATTTCGGGTGATATATAAAGAAAATTATAAAAATTAAGATAATGGCTAATTTAAAATCAAAGATATTTTCACCAGTAATTGGAGAAGGAACTGTAGCTTTATTTCATAGCTCAGGAGCAAACTTTTTAATAAACGAATCTAATATACTAAAAGTAGGGAAAAATGTTGATAAGACGTTTATTTCTTTAGTAGAAGCAATGTACTCGTTTGATATAAACGAATCGGGAATTAAAGCATACTATGACCTTAGAAATAATAGATTTGTTTCATGTGGTGATGAATCTAGTTTAAACAATGCAAACAATTTCTTTAGCTTAACTGAAATGAAACAATTTTTAACTGAAAAAAGAAAACAGTTAAAACTGTCTAATCAAGGCGAAGACATTATAAATGAAATTACAGAAGAAATCAATACAGTAGACGCAAAGCTTCATGAAGCAAACAATATGCCTATGGTATCTAGCTTTACATTTGACGCTAATGAAAAAAAGACATACATAAATTCAACAGAAATTTTAGACGAAAATATAGCAGAACATATTTTTTCACTAGGTCAGGTATTGTATGAGCATAAAGGCATGTTAAGTTTATTTGAAATAGCTTCAAGAAATTTCAATGCATATCAAAAATTAGAATTTATTTCTGAAATAAAAGAAGGAGAAGTTACATATTCTGTTATGAGAAAAGAATCAGAATCATATGTATATCGTTATAATTCTGAAACTAAATTGTCAACATTTAAGAATATGTCAATCATTGAAACAATTGATTATATTTTAGAAAATACAGGCGAGGACGTATCTTATATGTTTGAAGACATACTGGAGTCTGCTAAACAAAAAAATCAACTTAAGTTTGAAAAGATTTCTAATTTACATGAGATGATTGCATTCTTAAAAGATAAAAGAGGTGATTTAGCAGATCAAGATAAAAATATTGAAGAGATTAAAGAAGCTGATCACATGATTAATCAAGAAATCAAAAAGCTAGAAAAAGAGATTAAAGTTATAGAGGCAGAAGATCTAAGTAGAAATGATGGCTATGTTCCAGGGACATTAGAAGCCGATCTTGAAGAAATAACAGCAGGTACTGAAATTATGGTTGATGCGTTGGCATATGCTGCAGCAGGTAGTGATGATTCAATTACTTTCTTTTTAGAAGATAAACCGTATAAGATAGAAAAAAGATTTATAGGACTTGCTAGTGGTGAAGCAGTTTAAGCTATAAACAAATTAATGTTAAAGGCCAGTTTTAAACAAACTGGCCTTTTTTCGTATAATATTAAATAAAACAACAATAAAGTGCCTAGAAAAAAGAATTACTTAAACAATAGGGATTTATATGACGAGATAGTAAAATCAAAGGAACAAGAAAAGTTAACACCTAAGGCAGAAAAAATGTTAGTTATGATTGCTGAAAGAGCAATTAGAAAACTAAATTATTTAAACGAAGATGACAGACAAGATTGTCTTCAGTTTGCTATTTTAGATCTTTTAAAGTACTGGAGAAATTTCAATCCCGTATACCCTAATGCATTCGCTTACTTCACAGAAATAGCTAAGCGAGGCTACGCTAAAGGTTGGAATAAAATCCATCCTCAGAAATATAAAGACACTCTTTCTATTGACAGATCTAACTCTGCAGATGGAGAAGGAGGATTATTTAATATTTAATGTCTATTAAGAATGTCAAGCCTAACAAAAACTCTGGCTTTATACAAGGTTATTTTAACCCAAAGAATCCAGAAAAGTATAAAGGACCTTCGCCTATTATTTATAGATCTTCTTGGGAAAGAAAGTTTATGATCATGTGCGATAGTAAAGATGAGGTCTTGGCATGGTCTAGTGAACCGGTAGAAATAAAATACTGGTCTAGTTTAGATAGTAAAGAACGTAAGTATTACCCTGACTTTTTTATGAGAGTCAAAAAGGGTGATACTTATGAAGATTTTTTAGTTGAAATAAAACCAGAAGCTCAGATTAAAAAGCCCGAGCCTCCAAAAAAGAATTCTAAGAAAGCTCTTAAGTCTTATAAGTTTTTAGCAGAACAATACATAAAGAATAGAGATAAATACGCATATGCTAAAAGATGGGCAGAAGACAGAGGCTGGAGATTTATAGTACTTACCGAAAATAGCATGAAATAATGGGTTATATTAAAAAGAATATAAGACAATTAAGCAAAGCCTCTGGCGGTAAAAGATTAGCTAGAAAACAAGCAGAAGATTGGTTTGAAACGTCTAAAAAGAAAATGAATGAAAAATCAGTAGTTAAAACAACTTCTAGATTTTTACCAGGTAAGATATATGTATTTAGGTATGATGATCCAAAATATAAAGATAAGTTGGAGTGGTGGGATATGAATCCAGTAGTATTAGCATTAAATTCAGCAGAATCTAATGACTTAGGTATAAACTTAAATTTATTACCGATTGGAGTCAAAGAAGAGCTTTTAGATTTTGTATATGATAGGCTTCAGAGTTCTATTAAAAATCAAACAATGGGAGTTAAATCCAGCAATGCAGCTGCACAAGGATATGTTTCATTAACATATGACGGAGCTAAGTCCTTTTTAGGTAGATTTGGATTTGATTTTGCTATTAGGCAATATATACCGAATAGAAAATCAAATCAAGCCACAATCGCTTATGAGAATTGGCCAGAAATTGCCCTTTGCGATTTTATTGACCTAAATGGAGCTACAATTGGATCTATAAAGTGGAGATTTAGAAACCACTTAAAAAAGAAGAATATATAAAGTAATACAATAATATTGTCAAATGGCAGGATTTACAGATAGAAACGGACCCTTAAGCACGGGTAAACGACCCTTTAGATTGCGAGACTCTCTAAAGACATTGTCGTCTTTTGGTATGAGATACGATGATTTAGTTATTCGACAGTCTCAGGCTATAGGACCAATGGAAGATATGTTTGGCTACGGTCAAATAAACCCAATAGGTACAGATAATGATGATATTTATTCTGCATTTGCAGCTATGTCATTAACTGACATGCAATTAAGAAAGAATATACCATTCTTTGACCAAGACTATCAAGCAAAGCGAGAAGAGTTAAGAGCTTTTTCTTTACACGACGAGGTTGAAGATATATTAGACATATTATGTGATGAAACCATAGTATATGACGAAAAGAATTTCTTCGCTAGGCCAGAAATTTTAGGCATGGATGTATCTGATCAAGTTGAAAAAGACTTAGTTAGATATTTTAATCAAATTTATCACTATTTTGGATTTAACCAAGACCAATCCGCTTGGTATTTTTATAGAAAGTTTTTGATTGATGGATATCTATCATTTGAAATAGTATACAATCCAGACCAAACTGAGATTATAGGATTTAAAGAAATTGATCCAACTACATTAGTACCTGGATATAATAACGATGATGGTAAGAAAGTTTGGGTTCAGTTTAAAGATGACCCGGTAAAAGAAAGAAAGTTATATGATTCACAAGTTGTATACTTATCTTACTCATCTATTACTACATCTTCTAGAGTATCATATGTCGAACGTTTGATAAGATCTTTTAATCTATTAAGAATTATGGAACATACCCGAGTTATTTGGGCTGTTACTAATGCTTCTTTTAGAATGAAGTTTATTATACCAGTTGGTGGTAAATCTAAAACAAGAGCAAAGCAGTCATTGGCTCAGTTAATGAATTCATATAAAGAGACTGTTGATTTTGATTGGGAATCAGGTACACTTGCAACTGACGGTAAACCCATGCTTCAGTTTAATAAAGAGTATTGGTTGCCTTCTAAAGATGGAGATACTCCAGAAATTGAAACGCTTGGTGGCGAAGGTCCTGATTTATCGGACACAGAGGCTCTTAAGTATTTCTCTGATAAATTAAAGCAAGTTTCTAAAATACCTTACTCTAGATTCTTATATGAAGATGGAGGAGGAGACTTTAATCTAGCTGCCGATGGTATGATTAGAGATGAAATTAAATTTAGTAAGTTTATTAATAGACTTCGTTCGGTCTTTCAAGAGATATTAGTTAAGCCTCTTTATATTCAGATGTGCTTAAAGTATCCAGAATTTGCAGATGATCCCCAGTTTAAGACTCAGGTGGCTATGAAATTCAACGAAGATAATGCATTTGCAGAATTAAAGACTATGGAGATCATGGAACGTAGACTTGACTTTATTGGTAGCATGAGAGACTCTCTGATGACTACTAACGCTGAAACAATGGAAGAAGAATACTTCTTTGATATGGACTTCTTGGTTAAGAGATATCTTAATCTCACACCAGACGATATTGCAGCTAATGAAGCGTCTAAATCTAAATCTCAAAAACAAGATGCAGAAGCTCCAGTCCCTGATGACGATATGATGGGCTTCTAATATAAAAACAAATCAATAAGATGAAATACTTAAAACTTTTCGAACAATTCTTAGGAGAAAAAGATTCTGTTTTAGCAGGAGATGAATCTAAAGTTGAAGTCGATTCAGTTATTACTGTAAAAGGTAAAAAGATATCAGCCCAAGAAATATTAGGAGCTATTATATCTTCAGACACTGAAAAAGAAATAGAACAATATTTCTATGATAAGTATGGTGATGGATCTTTTTCAATTGAATCTATGTCAGCTATAAAAAAAGCTTTTAATGATTATAGAAAAGAACAAGCTGAAGAAGAAAAAGAAGCTGAAAAAGAAGAAGAAGGAGGCGATGATGATGGAGGCTTAGGCATCTAATCAGTTTTCCGTGATTTTTACAACAAAAAGAATAGATATATAATCAAAATAAGACCCATATAATGGCAGATTTAAAAAATTTACTTATAGTTGAGCGCTCTTCTGGAAACTTAAAAGTTTCAGGTGAGAGTAAAGACTATGTGCTGGAGGGTATTTTTGGAGAAATTGATTCCAAGAATAAGAATAATCGTATTTACACAGAAGGTGAGTATGTTCCTCAAATAGAAGCACTTCAAAATAAAATAAAATCATCTAAACTATTAGGTGAACTTGATCATCCTCAACAGTTTGATATTTCTTTAAAGAATGTATCACATGTTATTGAGGATCTTTTTTATGATAAAGATAGTAAACAAGTAAAGGGTAGAATTAGACTTTTAGATACTGACGCTGGTCGACAGGCTAAAGCATTGGTAGACGCAGGAGTTCCTTTACAAATTTCGTCTAGGGCAGCTGGAACTGTAGAATCCAGCGGTAAAGTTAAGATTAAGCAACTATTTACTTATGATTTAGTAGCAGATCCTGGCTTTGAGAACGCTGAACTCTCAAGAGTAAACGAGTCATATGGCTTCTCAAATGATAGCAGTCTATTTATATATGAAGTAGACAAAGCGCAAGTATTAGAAACAAACTCAAATCAAAATAATATAGAAAAAATGGAAGAATTTGTAAATGCAAATGACTTCAATAAGTATACAGAGTACTTAGCCGAGGAGATTAAGACACTGAAAGACTCTATTGATGAAGTCAAGACGGGCGTTAGTGAATCAGCTAACAAAACCGTTGAAGAGCAAATGCAAGACGTTATTGCTCATAACGATCACTTAGTTGAAAACATTAATAAAGTTACCGAGTATACTCAATATTTGGCTGAACAGCTTGATAGTAATATCCAATATACTGAATATGTCGCTGAACAAGCTGATAACGGTATTCAATATGCTGAACACGTGGCTGAAAAACTGGATCAATCTATACAATACACTGAACATGTGGCAGAAAAGGCAGATCAAGGTATTCAATATGCTGAAACAGTTGCAGAGAAAGTAGAACAAGGCCTTGAATATACAGAAACAATTGCTGAGTCAGTAAACAAGTTAAAGGAATATGCTAATTATATAGCAGAAGCTAGCAATGAAGGATTTACCGAAAATGATAAGCTTGTTGAATACGTTGATTATCTAAAAGAGAATTTAGAATCAGTTACCCAATATGCAGAATATATTGCCGAGTCTATTAATGAAAACGTAGTCGTTGAAGAACTAGATAAAGGTAAAGAAGATGAAGGTGCTGGAAAAGAGGTTGAAGACCTTGAAAAGGACGCAGAAGTCGGAGATAACTCAAAGGAAGGAGATGTATCTAAAGATGCTGAAGATGCAACTACTGATGCAGAAGATTTAGAAGCTGATCTTAAAGATTCAGATGCAGAAGTTGAAGTTGGCGGAGAAGAGGTTAAAGCCGGTGAAGGAGAGGAAGATGTAGAAGGAGAAGACGGAGCGCATGACCCACTAGAGGCTTATAAGTCTGAGATTAGCTCAAAGCTTGATACTCTAGTTGAAAAAGCTCTAATTAAAGAAAATGCTAATCCTTCATTCTTTAGAATCGTTTCAGGTTCAACTCAGTCTAAGTATAATGAGTTAAACGAAGACGCTAAAAAAGAAGTTAGACAAGCAGTTGCAAAGAGAGGATTTATGACTGAATCACAGATAGTTTCTTTAATTGAATCATCGCAACTAATTGTTGAGAATAGAAACGCTGAGCCATTCGTATTAGAAGCAATGCCATCAGAATATAAAGAAAAGTGGGAATCACTGTCTGAGTCAAAACAGGCACAAGTTCTTGCACAATCTAAGTACTTTAATCTAAATACAGAATATCAAGTTTCAAACTTCTGGCAAACTAGAGACCTAAGAGAGTCTAAGCCTAATATGGAAAGACTTGAAATGGTTAACGAAAAGAAGTCAGTTCAAGAAGAGACTAAGCCGATGTATGACGTTTCTACATACGCTGATCAATTAAAGAAGAGATTTAAGAAATAATGAAATACGTAAAACTATTCGAACAGTTTCTCATAACTGAAAAAACAATTGACGTCCGTGATAAAGTAAAGACTGACCCTGCACTTGCTAAAAAACTATTACGATATGCAAATGAAGAAAACGAGGACGGAGATTATCAAGAAAGCTACACTGTACAAACTAAACCGCCTAATTGGGATGGACCTCTAATGAGTTTCAATACCCTTGATGCTATATTTGGCATGTTAGGTCGTAATGTTGACGAGGCTCCTTTTGATTGGGGCGTGAATGTTGCTGCCGACAGAATTGAATACTTTGCTGGTGATGACGATTATTCAATACCTTTTAAACTTCAAGAAGCCAAATTGGAAGAAGTAATTAAAGTAATTACAGCTGCAATGAAAAAGGCTAAAGCAGCATTCGACAAATAATAACAATAATTAATAAAAATATATAAAACCATCGACGATAGGGCGACAGAAGCAGAAAGCCCAAGTAAATGTCGAATTTAAACAAACCGCAAAAAAAATAAAAAATTCAAAATGAATAAGATTAACGAAGCGGAAATCAGAAATACTTGGGCTCCAATTATTGAGGAGGCTACTGGTATCAATGATTCTAACAAACTAGCTTGGATGAGCGAATATTGCCACAATCACAAGCTTTATGAGGATGCGAACATTATGTCGCTTTCTAACAACCCTGGCCCAATGAACCTAACAGGTATGGGCGCAGTTACTTTCCCATCACAATCTGCAGTTGCAGGTACAACCGGAGGAGATGCTGGTTCAGGAGACAAAGCTCCAACTCTATTGCCATTGGCGATGCAAGTTGCAGCTCAGACTATCGGTCTAGACTTGGTACCTGTTGTACCAATGGCAGGTCCTATGGGTCTATTGTCTTACCTAGACTTCACATATGAAGGAGGTACGACTGGTTTATTAAACAACACTGATTCTGTAGCTCCAACTTACGTCAAAGCTGACATCGGCGTTGTCGCTGCTGGTAATGATGAGGATGCTGGTACTTCAAGAATCGATGGTAAACCAATCATTCAAGTCGTTGACGCTCTATTGGGTGCAGGCGCAGGTGAAGCAACTATTGCTGACAGATACGCTGGCGCTGAGCTAGTTAAGGCTCTTGACGACCATATCCCAGGATTCTCTGGTAATGCTGATGGATCACCTTACTCAAGAGAAGACGGCGAAAGAACAGCTGACAGACTAATGGGCATGAGCCTATTCAGCAAGTCAGTTGCTGCTGAAACTTTCCAAGTTGCAGCTGCTGTTACTCGTGAGCAGATCCAAGACCTAAAGCAATTCGGCGTTGACGCTGTTGCTCAGGTTGAGTCAGTTTTAACTAACGAATTAACTCAGTCTATCAACGCTCACATCTTAACTGCTATGAGAGCTCTTGCTGCTGTTAACGCAACTGCTGCAGGTTTCTTAGCTGCTGGTTTAGATCTAACTCCTAACGCTAACTATGGCGGAGAGACTAGAGGTGAGGCTCACAGAAGAGTTCTAACTAACATCTTGGCTGCTGCTAACTTAATTGCTAACAGAGGCAGAAGAGGTGCTGGTAACTTCGCAGTTGTTGATGCTAAGATGGCTTCAGCTTTACAAGGTGTTGCTGGTTTCGTACCAAACCCAATGGCTAATACATTCAACCAAGTTGCAGGTGCAATTTACCCAGTTGGATCTGTTGCAGGTATCAATGTTTACACTGACCCACTACAAGAATTTGGTAGCGGTGACGTTCTAGTTGGTAGAAAAGGTGATGGAAACGGTCCTGGTTTGGTATTCATGCCTTACCTAATGGCTGAATCTGTACAGGCTATCGCTGAGGGCACTATGGCTCCAAAGGTAGCTGTTAAGTCACGTTACGCACTTGTTGAGGCTGGATTCCACCCAGAAACTCAGTACATTAGCTTTAACGTTTCTAACTTAGAACTGTGATTCTAAATATTAATTAGAATTTAATACAATATAAGGAAAGCCCGCGAATGCGGGCTTTCTTTTTGT